ACCACCAAAATGTTGCGTGCTCGTATCTGGTCAAATGTCACCTTCTACCATCAGTCCGTCTTGCGAACCAAGGAAAACTATGTTGGCGAGCTTTTGGATTCAGTGACTCGCATTCGCTGGCGGCAGGGCGACGATAAGAACGGGATATTCGCGATGGCCGTTGAAGAAGGTCCGGTTGACGAGGTGCTGAACAATTTGATCGGTATTCATACTGAACGAGTCCTGCTGATAATTGACGAAGGTCAGGGCATCCGGGAAGCGATTTTGAAAGCCACGAATAACATGGCCAAGAATCCACGGTTCGACTTCATAATGATGGGTAACCCGGACTCAATACATTCTCCGCTGGCAAAGCAGAGTGAGCCGTTAGGGGGATGGGATTCGGTTGAGCGCGGAGAAACAGAAGAATGGGAAACCCTCGGAGGCCCGGTTCCAGGCAATGGATTATGCCAGTTTTTCGATGGTCGCAAAAGTCCGGCTGACGATTCGCCCGAGGAACGCAAACGTCTGCCGTGGCTAATAAACAAGGACTGGGTAGAAGCGCATCTCAAATCGGTGAAATGGAATCTGAATGATCCGACTTTCTGGGCCCAGGCAATCGGCTGGCCACCGGTAATGGGATTGGAATCCACGATACTCGATGACGCCATTATTCTCTCTTTTCACTGCAAGGGTAAGGCTGTGTGGACACAGGGATTTCGTCAGTGCGCATCGTTTGACCCTAACTTTAGCGGGGGCGACAAGGCGATTCTGCAATTCATCAAGTATGGAGAGACAGAAGACGAAAAAGGCAGGCTCCGGTGGGTAATTGAGTTTGGCGAATGGATGCTGGTAACTATTGATGGCAATAGAAAGGATCGCGCGCCTGATTATCAGCGCGTAGATTTTTGTAAGGTAGAATGCGAGAAACGCGGAATTAAACCCCGCGATTTTTCCCTGGATTCAACCGGGGCAGGGAGACCCTTAAAATCCATCTTTGACCAGGAATGGGGTATCGTGAACGGCATCGAAGCAGGCGGCAATCCGAGTGACGATGTTGTGGTTGATGAGATGGGTAAAACGGCAAGGGAAGCGTATGACACCCAGGCCAGCTATCTCCTCTTTTCCTTTCGCGAATTTGCAATGGCTGACGGGATCAGGGGACTGTCGCATGAAGCAAGTTTTCAGGCAGTGTCGCGTAGAACATTCTTGCGCGGCGGGAAATGGTGCGCTGAACCGAAGGTAGGCAGCAAGGGCAGAAGGGACGAAAGAGGGCGTGAAGTCAGAGGATACAAACAGAGAATGGGGCATTCCCCTGACCATCTTGATACGTGCTGTGTGGGAGTCGAGTTTTGCAGGACAATTGGAGGAGCAACGCCCACAGTGAATCTACCGCCGCCTGCCGAGGGGTCTGATCAAGCATGGAAGGACGAATTTTCATCTGACAATTACCTCCGAGATTATTCCTTCGTATGAAGTTCAACAACGAAGCATTCACTCGAAAAATACAGCGAGGATTTGATGAGATTAGCGATTGGGTAACTTGTTGCCGATGCTCTGCGATGATTAAAAGGCGGCGGGAACAAATAAAGGAAGAACTACGGCTGCTGGATGTAACCGAAAAGTTCAACGAGAAACAGTTGAAAAGATTAAATGCTAAAGCTAAAGCCAAGCAACGTTACTCCTCCTGACGGGTTCAGGTTCAAATGTCCACTGGACGATTCGCCATTGATTCGGGCGATGGACAAGGGCGATTGGCTGCGGAAAATCAGGAAACATTACGAGGACAACCAATACGATCTGCCGGCAGACTGGCGAGAACGGGCCGAAGATTATTTGTGCCAGTTTCTCGATGACGATTGGTGCTACGATCCAATGAAAGTATCGTTTGCGGAAGCGATAACCCGCAAGATGCCGCCACGAATGTGTTGTGGTGCCACGGTTGGCTAAACGGTATACCATTGCAGTTGATTTCGACGGAGTGATTCATCGCTACGATTCGCCTTGGATCAATGCCCATACAATCCCGGACCTTCCGGTAGCAGGCGCGATGAACTGGCTTTCCAACATGATTCAGACGTTCGACATCGTAATATTTTCGACCCGATGTAAGACATGGAGGGGACGCTTAGCTGTTCGCAGATGGTTACGCGATCATTCCGGTAATTTCTATCACGAGTCGATGGGTCACGTCGGAGTTGAAGACATCCGCCTGAGTTTCAAGAAGCCGCCCGCGCTTATCTATCTCGATGATCGTGCGATACGCTTTCAGGGCATATTCCCAACAAAGTCCGAGATCATCTACATGGCTCGTCCTTGGAACAAGCCAAAGTAGTCCACGACCAAGAAAAGAGATTGCCTTACAATCCGAATCAATGTAAACGTTCCCGCTGTGGAATTCCCATTGGCCTTACTCGGAATCGAAGAGGAAGGCGAGAAGTCCCCGCCTGAAACCCGTCTTAAAACCGCTTCTGACGCCAGACGGCTCCTGTCAACCCTGGTTCAGGAAGATAATAATGGCCGTTCATGGAAACGGGCTGTGACCAAGGGAATGGTAGACGGGAATCCGCCTTATGATGACAGACAACTGAGGACGGAGAGGCGTACATGGGAGACAAACGTAAATTTCGGGGAAGGTCAGGCCATAATGAATCGGACCGGCGTTCCCTATTACAATCTGTTTGCCCGTGTCCCGTACTACGCTGATTGCAAGACAGAATATCAACCTGCTCATCCAAATCACGAGCAATGGAACGCCCGTATCACAGACAGGTTCGATAAACTTCTGAAACGCTGGCCCGAATTTAATCCTAATATCCAGCAAGTCTCTTACTGGATGCGATTGCACGGGATTGGGTTCCCCTTTTTTGATCGCGACTACGACTGGCGATTTCGCTCCATTGACACCGGATCGGTAATGGTCCCTATCCAAAGCCCAGCTTGTTTGGGCGACCGCATACCGTATGTGGCTATCCAAGTTCCTTACCGGATTACCGAACTCTGGGAGAGAATCAAAGATCCTGACACAGCCGAAAAAGCGGGGTGGAACGTCGCGGCAGTCAGGAACGCTATTCGGTTTGGAATGAAGGGAGTTGCCGGCGGCGATTGGTACAGTAAACCGTGGGAATGGTATCAGGAACGTCTCAAAAACTCTGACCTGGTTTCTTCATTTACCGACGCTGACGTAGTGAAGTGCGCTTATCTTTTGGTGAAAGAGTTTACCAAACCCGGGGAAAAATCTTCGATCAGCAAATTTCTTTTCACCGAGCACAAGGTTGAACTCACCAATCCGCAGGCCGTTAAGCCAGACCAGGATACCAGCGAATTTTTGTACCGGGATATTGACTGCTACGAATCGTATCTCGAATGTTTAGTGCCATTTTTTCGCAACATCGGAGACGGAACATGGCATTCCGTTCGCGGTTACGCGATGGAGGCGTTCAAGCACGTAGAACTGGACAACAGAATACTCTGCCAGCTATTCAACCGAACATTTATTGATTGTTCTGTAGTTCTCCAATCTCAAACAGCGCGAGGCCGTGAACGCACGGAACTGGCTGTTTTTGGAGCGGTAACCAGGCTTCCCATAGGCTCCGAGTTTAAGCCTACCACTATCCAGGGTGGAACAGATGGTCCCATAGCGGCACATAATCTTTTGCGCGCCCATCTTACTGACAATCTTGGAATCGCCCGGACTAGCGTCAGTTACCGGCAGGACGGACGCGGGGAACAACCGACCGCGCGACAGGTTGATTATGAGGCCGCAAACACATCCTCTGTAGGCGAGGCGGAGATTACGAATTGGTACGGATACTGCGACACACTTTACTATCAGATGTTCGCGCGCGCCGCCGATCCTTCGACCTCAGATGAAGAAGCCAAACGTTTCCAGAAAGAGTGCAAAGAAGATGGCGTACCGCCGCAAGCATTGCAGAAGATGGAGCATGTGCGGGCCAACAGGCAGAATGGCTACGGAAGTCCCGAAATGGCGATAATGCGGTTCAACCAGGGAATGACAATCTTCCCGATGCTTCCAGAGGCAGGAAAACAAAATTTCGTTGAGGATTATGTTAGCGGTTTCTTTGGTCCCGAAAAGACAGAACGGTTCGCACCACGTTCGCATGTTCCAGACGATCAGGATTGGCAGGCATCGGTTGAAAACCAAATGATTGCCGGCGGGAGGATGCCAATAATCGACGGAACCCAGGACGATGTTCAGCATCTCACCAGTCATTTACAGGATGCTCGCCAGACATTGACGCCGACCGCTCAGGATATGCAAGGTGGTCAACCGGACCCGAACTCTCTCGGGCAATCAGCCCAATACGCGCAAATCATGGTGCAACATTGCGAAGCGCACATTGCTCGACTCAAGAACGATCCCGGCCGCAAACAGCAGGCCAAACTATTCGAGGATGAACTGGCGCAACTGGCTGACTTTAACCAACAGATTTGGAGGGCTCTGCGATCAGCCCAGCGCGACATACGAATCCAGCAGGAGCAACAGGCACAAGCCACAGCACTTTCGGCTCTCGATCAGGCAAAGGTAGACAGCGTGCGAACGGGCACGGCAACCGCAGCAGCCAAAGCGCAATCCCAAATTGAAAATCAGAGGGCCAAGACGATTCAAACCCTGAATTTGAAGTCTTTGAAACAAGGTCACGATATGGGGCTTGATCGTATTCAGACCGGGCACGAGATTCAGATGGATCGTATGAAAACACAGGCGGCCACGCAAACGCCGGAAGAAACGTTGCCGTGAATAGAAAAATCGAGACGATCAGACGTTACCGATTATGGGTCACGCGCAACCCACAATATCCTGAAGCGCATAGAAAAGTTTACGAATCGAAGCGTGTTTGTGATGCGACGTGGGGGAGGAGATGGACGCGCTTGTTACAGATTTGGATGCAAAGGTTATCATCGCCGTGACCAACGACTTAACTCCTTCCGAGCGGTTCCGTGCCAGCGCGGAGCAGGTAGGTTCCGTCAGGGAACTGCTCAACAATTCTATTCTGCCGAAAATGATCGTGTGTTTGAAAGATGAAAGCCCGTCAATCTCGGTCCCGGACAATTCGGAAGCTCTAACCAGTGTGCGCGCCGCAGCACGTAAATCAGGATGGGACAGTTGTGTTGATATGCTTCTTTCCCTTGCTGAACCGCTACAGGCTGAACCCGAGCCGATTGAAGCGACATTCGGAGTAGATAAGACCAAGTATTTTCCTCAACCAATGCCAGTACCTTAAACAATCATGGCTGACCTGCTTGATAAACCGACAGAACAGAAGACCGAGATCGTTAATCCGGTTCTAAAAGACCTTGATATTTCCAAGGGAATCTTTCGGGATCAGATGGAGAAATCCAAGCCGAAAGAAGAAACGCCAAAGCCTGTTGAACCCCCGGTTATTTCCGAGCCACCTAAGGAAGAATTAAAGAAGGAAGAGAAGAAGCCTGCGCCTACACCTGAAAAAGCAGCCAAGCCAAAACTTCCAGAAGACATTTTCGTTCCCGCTTCAGACGACAAAGAGAAACCAAAACCGAGCGAAGCAATTACCGAACTTGATTCTCTCAAACTGCCTGAAGGCGCGAAATCGGAACAGGTGGCGTCATTCGGGGTACTGAAGGAAAAAAGTAAGAGTCACATTTCACGTCTAGAAACCGAACTTCAGGAACTCAGGAGCCAACTTACCTCAGTACAGAAAAACGGAGATACCGAGACGCTTCGGAACCTGGTCAAAGAAGCAAACGACAAGTACGTAAAGCTTGAGGAGGATTTCGGGAAGAGCCTGTTTGAACGGTCCCCCAGGTTTCAGCAACAATTTATCCTGCCTGAAAATGATGCCATTGCCTCTGCCAAAGCTAACCTAGAGGGTACTGACGTTGACCCGGGCATAATTGAGTCCATGCTGCATCTGACTCCCGTAAAACGTCGGGATATAATGAGGATGGCTGGGGTTGAGCCGGAACTTATGGCGCCAGTGCTCTCTGCCCTGGCGGGATACGACAACATCCAAAAATCCAAGCAGCGCGAGATAGAAAATTGGAAGGGTAATACTGAAAGGTGGCAGCAGGAAGACGCCAAAGCGCAGCAGGAA